ACAATCATTCTAGGATCAGATATAGTTAAGGGATCAAGGGTTTCTAATGCACCAACATATTCTCCACTTACTGTAACGACTGTAACGATTTCACCTTTATTCATAATATATTACTCCAATTATTTTTTTGAATAGAAACTTGCTAAAGAAGCTCTACTATGTTTTCCTCTATTGATCATATTTAAATGTGTTGCCTCTGCTTCGAGTTTATCTTTCAACGCTGGTGATAGTAACCGCTTTGCAGACTCAGGCTCTAATAAATGTTGTTCACATATCTTTAAAATTGCACCCATAACATCTATATTCTTTGCCTGTAATAATAACTTCTCTACCTTCTCGGTAAATTCCTTTTTAGTTATCATTTTTGCTGGAAGTGTTTTAGATTCCATATAAATTCTTATACCTATTCCTTAAATCAACTAAGTCTTGAACGTGTTCTACAGGGTTTGATACAAAGACTTGGAACTGTGCATTCTCTAATGCAACCACTGCCATTATTTCATCAATCGGTTGACCAGTAAGTTCTTCTACCATAATTGAATATGCGGTCATTTGAAGATACCATGGTTTTGCATATTCTTCTTTCTTATACTTTGCACTTGTTTTCCAGTCAAGCATTGTAATTGCACCATCCAACATACCAATACAATCTGCACGTCCTGCCATCTTGAGTCTATCAGAATACAATACAGGTTCTATTGCAAATGGAATGATCTCATCTAATATTGGTTGGATAGATTTAAACTGTCCTTCCTGTATTAGATTTTCAAATATAATCTCAGGTTCTTCTCTTCGTAAATATCTTTCAACTAGATCATGAAACTTTGTTCCCTTCCTTGCCGCAGTCGTAGAAATACGATTTGCTTCTTCTTCTCCGACACGATCTCTCCACAATTTAATATGATCTCTTGTAGACAATCCTACTACAGTTGTTACACTTGGATATCTTGCACCATTAGTATCAACATAATAACGACTGTTTCCATCCTGTTCAGTTTTTAATTCAATCTTTTCTAGATCAGTTATCTCTAGATAATTAGTTCTCACTTTTAATTCTTCACTCATTCTTTTGTTTCTCTGCATGTTTCTTTACTACTGCTCTACTCTTAATATCTTTGATAGATTTACCACCGATTTTATCTGCTAGTTTAGATGCTGGATGTGCTTCTGCAACTTTAGACAATACTGATTTGAAACCATCATCTGTTCTAACGCGATCACCTTGGCCACCTATAATATTAGCAGGCCCGATGATTTGTTTCATGTGTGGGTTTTGTTTGATGAATAAATCTCTTTCTGATAGACTAAGAAATTCATCTACGATTTCTTCTGTTTCAGTATTCTGAAAAGTGTAGGTTGGCATTATAAATCCTTTGAATTATTTAGGTAGTCAATTGCACGCTCTAATACTCTAGTATCTTCGTTTGCATTTCCTATCATGATGTTACAATACTGACATGGCCATCCACGGAATTTACCTGTATCATGGTCATGATCTAAAACAAATACAGATTTGTTCTTCCATAAATTACCTTCTCCACGAATCTCTTCATCATTCCTTTTACATATAGGACATACATGATCAGATTCAATGGGTGGTGCCATCTTTTTTGCTTCTTTAATTTGTTTTCCGAGTCTTTTTTTACACTCATCACACTCGTTTCTTCTCTGCCCTTGATTCTGTGGATCAGTATCAGAGTAAGAACCTAGTTTTCCTATCCGTAAACCAAACGCACTAAAGTGTTTCCATTCACCACACTTACTGCATTGTTTAGTATCGGGTAGTTCTTCATACCCATATAATGTTTTAAATTTCATACTACTTAATAGTATACAATATCTTAGGGGTTTTGACTAGAGGGTTTAAGAAACTGGTTGAAATAAAGCGGCTTCAACACTCTTCTTTCTTTCCCAGTCTTCTATTGCTTTCTTTATTGATGCTTCTGCTAATACACTACAGTGTAATTTGATAGGTGGTAATTCCAAAGCTTCTGCGATCTCTTTATCTTTAATCTCTTTTGCTTCAGCAGTTGTCTTACCTTTTAACATTTCTACAAAGAGTGTAGATGATGCTATTGCAGAACCACAACCATAGGTTTTAAATTTAACGTCTTCGATTAAGTCCCCATCCATCTTAAGATCAAGTTTCATAACATCACCACAAGCAGGAGCTCCTACCATTCCTGATGCTACATTGGGGTCTGTCGGATCGAATCGTCCTACGGAGTGTTTGTGTGGGTTTCTGAGAACGGACTCGAACCGATCTACTACCTGTTTACTATACGCCATTTTACCTTTGGTTAATTGTATTTAGGGTTACCATTTTTCTATTGGTTTTGCAGTAGGATCATCATAATTATGAGGTCGACTTATGTTTAAAATCGCTGGTCTTCTTTCTTTCCCAACCCATACAAAATGATGGGCTACCATTATTGGTGTGGGATTAGAATACCAAGCTTGGATTGCTTTCTCATGACCTAATACTCCACCCTCACAATAAACTTCTATATCTTCTTCTGATGGAGCTACTAGATATTCGATTTTTCCGTTAACGTCTTTGCATGAAGCGTATATGAATGTATTACTCATTTATAAAATATATGATTATTGATATGAACTGTTTGGTTCAAACTCGTTATCCAATAGGGCTCAGTATAATCTGCATGATACCATAATGCCCCTTCCGTTATATCAGTCCATTCACCTGCTTGTATTCTTCTTGCAAGTAAGACAGACTCAATCCATGTTACACTGTCTAAAGGTTCGTCTGCTTTACCATCACAATACCAACTGAACTGACACATTCCACGTTTAGGAATAGCTAATCCAGTCTTCCATGAAGTATAATACTCTTTTGTCTGATGCACTACATCACAAACATTATTAGGAAACTGCTTCGCTGCAACACGATTCAATGTAACTTGACCAACTGCAACCTTCCCAGCTAGTGGTTGATTGCCTGCTTCAAAATAAATGTTCATTGCCATACAGGTTGTATCATCTGTCATTCCGTCTATTAAAGACACTGGCATTGCTTTCTGAGAATAGAATCCTATACAGAAACCTAATACAAACATGGCAAGAAATTTTAATCTAGACATTTTCATATTTCTTCTCTACATATTTGACCCAAGCATTAAAAATTCCCAATGCTTGAACTCTATTCATTCCAAAATTATCTTGTAACCATCGAGGAGCTCCAAACATATTGATAGCACCACTTTCTTGTAATGCGTCTAGTTCGGGAAACCACTCTTCTTCTTCAAACGGTAATCCATTTAAATCACTCATAATATTACTTCCTCTTCTTAATAAATTCGTAAACTAACCAGTTAAAATACATATTCCGATATTCTTCATAAGTGTGACTGGTTGCTAGTATATCATTATTTTCATCACAATTGTCTAACCACATTCGGGTAGTGAATGAGTTAAATTCTCGTGAACATAATTCTGGCGGGATGGGAAATCGGTCATACACATGTCGTGTAAAAGTTGTGGACTTGGTATCGTTCATTTCCCTGTCCCTGCCCGAGAGTCAAGCTCCCCTATTGTAAACTTTTTTACTTGATCTATTTTATACCATAGACCACTATAAACTTTTGACGATCCATCTTTAAATTCTACGATGAATCTCTTATAACCAAAAGGACGATCTTGATATATACAAGCGTCCCCATAATTCTCAATGACTGCTCTCATTTCTTATGAACCATTATTGAAAAAATGTTCCTCTTCTTTTATATCGTGTAGTCTTTCCTTCCGACTAGGATACATCAGATTAAGATTCTTTTGTGTTATCTGTGAAATTAAATCGATGTTTACCCTGAGTGCTTTATTTTCTGCCTCAGAGAATTTACCTATATCCAACTGTGGATAAACCTTATTACAAATTTCTATAAGGTCTTTTGTTGTTTGGAGTAATACTCCACCTTCAAACTGTTCTTTCATATTAAATATTCGGCTCCTGTCCAGTTTACTTTATACCCCTTGAAAAGATTTCCTCTTGCTTTGTTTAAAGCTGGAGCTTTCCATCCTGCGGATTTAAGAATATCTCCATATAAGAATTCTCTATTTCCTAAATTAATAAAAGAGTGAACCATTCTAGAACCATCCCCATCGGTATTGATAACCTTTAAATATTTGGGGCCTTTGATGTAACGTATTCCGTTTGCATATTCTGACCTTACTTTGTCTTTGTAAGGATCATGAAATCTGTGAGTAAAACTATAATAGTCTCTCACCATTGCATTTTCATAATCAATCAAAGCTTCTTTTAATTCTTCTTTGACATCTAAGTCCATTAAACCAACGTCTCTTACCATTGGTCTACTCCCCAATCTTTGAAGTGTCCATCTGCTTCGTTATCATTATAACCTGCCATGTAAATCTTTACTTGAAATGGCGTTAAACCAATCGTGTTTACTGCTTTACCATGATATGTTCCATCAGGCCAGTAGTGAGGTTTCGGGCCTCGTCCATAATAAGAATCTGCGGTGCCTCTGTCATAAAGTCCACCGTGATTTTTGTGTTTTTCTGCAACT